ACTTGGTCCCATACTGGATCCTTTACGGCAACGGGTGATGTTAAAGGTCAGGGAACGAGCCTCCACACTCACGTTCATTCTGGCGTTCAATCTGGTGGAAGCAATACGGGGCAACCAGTATGACGATCATTCACAATACGCTTTTACTCGATCAAACAGCTTGGGATTTGGTTCTCGATGCTAATGGAAACATTGCGCTTGCTGGCGCTCCCTATGCTATCGCTCAAGATGTAGCCTCGGCTACTCGAACTTTTCTCGGTGAATGCTGGTACAACACCAATTTGGGGCTTCCCTATTGGCAGGATATCCTTGGAGAATTCCCCCCCTTGTCTTACATTGCACAGCAAATGCAAACTGAAGCTTTGCTTGTTCCTGATGTTGCTGAAGTGCAGGTAAACTTTACAAAATTCCAGAACCGATCATTGGCGGGTCAAATTGAATTCATTGATACGGATGGAGTGGCTAACAATGTCGCTTTCGGAGGCTAATAAATGACCACAAACGTTCCTGCTATTACATGGGTCAATGGAGCCCCTGTTCTCCCTACAGAACAGGCCATCCTTACAGGAGTTCAAACAGACATTAACGTTGCCTTTGGTGGTGGCGTTAACTCGCAGCTTACAACCCCACAAGGCCAACTTGCTCAATCTGAAACGGCCATCATTGGCGAGAAAAACAATGAAATTGCTTATATTGCCAATCAGGTAAATCCAGCCTTTGCCTCTGGCATTTGGCAGGATGCTATTGGTTACATTTATTTCATGACTCGCATTCAGGCAGCAGGAACCGTTGTTCAGGCAACTTGCACAGGAGCGGTGGGAACCGTGATCCCTGCTGGATCTATCGCTCAGGATACTAATGGATACCTTTACAGCCTCACGGCTTCAGTAACCATTCCAGCCAGCGGGAACATCGTTGGAACATTCCAGAACCAAACCACTGGCGCGATTGCTTGCAACGTTGGAGCATTGATTAAAATTTATACCGCTGTTGCTGGCTGGGATACGGTATACAACTCAACGGCTGGAACGCTTGGAAATGCGGTAGAAAGTAGAGCAGCATTTGAAGCCAGAAGGCAAAACAGCGTTGCAGTGAATGCAGTCAATTCTATTCAAGCAATCCTTGCTTCAGTGCTGGCGGTTCCTAATGTCCTTCAGGCCGTAGTGGTCGATAATCCTTCAGGAACTGCAATCAGCTACGGATCCACTAGCTATTCAATCGCTGCTCATTCAATGGTTGTTTCGGTTGGTGGTGGTTCCTCCTCTGCTATTGCACAGGCAATCTGGAACAAAAAGCCTCCGGGTTGCGGATATAACGGGAATACAACCGTTACGGTTTATGATACGTCCTACGCAACCCCGATTGCCTATTCCGTCACTTATCTGACCCCAACTGCAACGAATTGCTATTTTGATATAGTCATTAAAAGCAATTCTTTGCTTCCATCAAACATTACTCAGCTAGTCCAAAATGCGGTTGTTGCTTCATTTAACGGCCAAGACGGGGGGCAAGCTGCTTACATTGGGCAGACTACTTATTCAGGGCGCTATTACGCCAACATCAACGCGATAAGCCCTTATGTAAATATCGAAGAAGTCTATCTTGCAGCCTACAATTCAGTAACCGCTGGATCTTTTGTTATTGGTCAGTTCTATCAAATTTTGACGCTTGGCTCGACTACGCAAACGCAGTGGAACACGATAGCAGGAACTTCCGGGGTTACTTATGCGGTGGGCTCAACATTCACCGCTGCAACTACTGGCGCAAGCTCAGGCAATGGCACAGCTCTGCAATTTGCGCTTTTGGTTGCATTCGGCATTGACCAGCTTCCAGTTCTTTCTGCTTCAAACGTAACAGTGACCCTGGTGTAATTATGCAAAACTGGGACGAGACACTTCTTAGCCAATACTACAATTCTCCAACGATTTATTCGCTGTTGAAGTCATACAATGACGCTGTAGACCCAGCAAGTGACATTGCACAGTTTTATGCAAACATTTGGGACGTAAACACGGCTGTTGGAAGTGGTCTTGATATTTGGGGGCAGATTGTTAACGTTTCGCGGTATCTGCAAATTCCGGGTTCACCAAACTTTTTGGGTTTTGATGAAGCTTATCTTTTAGCTTATGCCTCAACTGGTCCCCAGCCTTTTGGACAAGCTCCATTCTATTCTTCTGTTTCAAACACCACGACTTACTACCTATCAGATGACGTTTATCGCCGTCTGATTATGGTAAAAGCAGCGGTCAATATCAGCAATTTGTCGATTCCAAATATCAACAGCTTTCTCCAGTATTTTTTTGGCACTTCGGTATCTGGAAGCCCTTATGGAATCGTTTATGTGATAGATGGCTTAAATATGAGCCTGACGTATCATTTCAACTTTATTCCGAATGCTTGGCAGCTTGCCATTGTGAATAGTTCGGGCGTGTTTCCCCGTCCGGCTGGCGTACTTGTCAACGTAACTTATTAACAGGATCAGAAATGCAAAGCACAAACATCCCATCAAAGATTCAGATCCCTTTTGCAAACTCGGCGGGATCTAGTTACAAAAACACGATTCCACAGGCTTCTCAAATTGGGATAACCAACGGGAAAGCCTCTTTAACTGATGGATTTCCTCCACTTACATTTCAGGCTATCAGCTCTGGCGGTGTCCCTCCTTTTGGCGCGGATTTCAACGGCATTCTTTATGAAATCACTGCCATTCAGCAATGGCAGGAAGCGGGTGGACTTTTCACTTATGACGCAACATTCTCCTCAACCATTGGAGGATATCCCAATGGTGCTGTTCTTTTGGCTGCAGGGCTGAGTGGGCTTTGGCTGAATTCAGTAGATAACAATACATCCAATCCTGATACGGGTGGTGCTGGCTGGATTTCTCTCGCCTTCGAAGGATCTCAATCCGTAACCGTTACAACTGCTGATGTAACTCTTACTACGTTACAAGCAGCTTATCCGGTATTGATTATTTCTGGAGCCCTCACTGCAAACAGAAATTTAATTTTTCCGGCTACAGTTGGCGAATACATCGTCCAGAACAACACCACTGGATCATTTACTCTCACGGCTCGGACAGCTTCTGGCACTGGTGTGACCCTCACTCAAGGGCAATCGACTTTTATTTATGGTGATGGTGCAAATATCAGTTTTGCCGATTCAGCAAAAGTTGCCAGCTTTAATGGGCGAGTCGGAACCGTTAGTCTGACCTCCTCAGATGTAATTTCTGCTCTTGGATTTACGCCTTACAATGCAGCTAATCCAGCCAATTATGTTTCAAACACTCCGGGATTAGTAGATTGGTTTGCTTCAACAACTGCTCCTAGCGGATATTTGGCTTGTAATGGCGCAGCAATTTCAAGAACAACTTATTCCGGATTATTTTCAGCGATTGGCACAACATTTGGAGCAGGTGACGGATCTACTACATTCAACATTCCTGATTTAAGGGCTGTGTTTGTTCGGGGATGGGACAATGGACGGGGACTAGATCCCAGTCGCGTTTTTGGATCGTATCAAGCCGACTCTTTTGGAAGCCATACTCACACAGATACGGGCCACGGGCATTTGGATAACATAATCTTGGGTTCTTCTGCTGGAAGTGGAAATGGATTGTGTGTTGCTCCACAGACAAGCATAGAAAGCCCTTCAAATCGCGTTCAGATTCAAAATGGATATGCTGCCCTTACTAATACGGGTGGGACAGAAACCACACCCAAAAACGTTGCTCTTCTGGCTTGCATCAAATACTAGGAAAAGGTTATGACTCTCATTTACAACTATTCAAACATTACTGGCGAATATCTCAGTTCAGAAGATGCAAGTTATTCTCCGATTGAGGAGGGAGTGATTTTGCTTCCTGCATTTGCAACAATTGAAGCTCCTCCTGTTGTACTTAAAGGAAGCGTTGCGGTTTTTTCTGGTGGATCATGGAGCATTCAAGAAGATCATCGTGGGACCGTCTATTGGTTGCCTGATTTCAGTCAAAATGTTCAAATAGATTTAGGTCCGTTTCCAGAAGGTTCGTCATTAACCGCCCCCGAAGATCATGTGGGAATTATTTATTGGCTTCCTGATGGTTCTCAACACATCATGGCAACAAAGGGACCGCTCCCTATTGGAGCATCAACTATTGCCCCAGCCCCAACAAAAGACCAGATCATCCAATCGTTCAATAGCGAAGTTCAGGTGAATCTTGATAATATTGCGAAATCATGGGGCTATGACTCTCTGTTATCGGCAGTCTCTTATGCGACCTCATCAAATCCACAATACAAAGCTGATGCCGATTCTTTAATAGCTTGGCGTGACAGTATTTGGGCTGAGGCGTACACTATTGAGCAAGGCACTTTGCCTGACACTGCAGAAGCGTTTGTGGCTATGCTTCCAGCAGCACCTACTAAGCCAACCGTTTAAAAAGGAAAAAAATGGCACTTACAATCACAGTCGAATCAACCGTAGAAGTAGATATCATTCTTGAAGGCTTGCGTAAGCTTCCAATGGAAAAGTCTGAAATGCTGGTATACGGAATCCGGATGCAAGTCATGCAGCAAATGCAAGCTCAAGCTGCCCAAGAAGAAGCACATGCTTCTGAGGCTGTAGAAACACACGATGAAGAAGCAAAAGAGGATTAAATATGTCACTGAAGCAACTCGTTTTGGAATTAACCACTGAAGCTCGTCAAGAGCTGCGCTCTATTCTGGATTTCGTAGAAGCAGAAGAAGCCAAGCTTGCTGCTGCTGTAGCCGAAGACGTTAAGAAGGAAGCGGAGGCAGCAATTGCTGTTGCCGATGCTGCAAAAGCTGCTGCTGAAACTGCCCAGAAAGCAGCCGATGAAGCTGCTGCGAAAGCCCCCGCTCCTGTATCCGAGCCAATTTCTGAAGCTCCTGCAGAACCAGTCGGGGATACGTCTGACCCTGCAGCATAAGGAGTAAACATGAGTTGGGAGGCCATTATCGCATCCGTCACTCTGTTTTATATGTTCGTTAGTGGTGTAATCGGATGGTGGACAAAAAGCATATCCACAAGTCAAAAGGGAATAGCTGACGCTCAAACAGAACTGGCTAGAGATATGAAGAATTTAGAGATTCTCCTCCCAACGGAATATGTCAGAAAAACTGATTTAGACGCTCGATTATCAAGGATGGAAAGGACTCTTGATTTGATATTCGACCGTCTAGACGGCAAAGCGGACAAACCATGATTAAGAAGCTTTTAGCTCTTTTCAAGCCCAAACCTTTCGATGTTGAGCCCGTTATAGGCTCATATTTTGATCGTCATCCAGAACATCATCCAGACAAAAAGCCCAAAAAGGCCAAGCCAAAACCCAAGGCCGAGCCCAAGCCTCCAGCAGCAAAGAAAGCTGCACCAAAAAAGAAAGCCAAACCAGAATGAACATAAAGCAGTTTTTCTTAGACATTCTTACCGAAGATGACAACAAGACATTCTGCCTTGCTAGATCCTGCACATTGATGGCCTCAATCACTTTTTGCGCTGTAGGCTTTCTCCATATATTCAAAGGTTTACCTGTTAACTTTTCTGATTTCGGAATAGGTTTTGGGGCCCTGTTAGGTGGTGGTGGCGTTCTCATTGGCGGGAAAGCTGCAACCCAGAAAGAGCAGTCATGATTTACCTGCAGATTTGCGTCCTTCTGGTTTTGTGCGGATTCTCCGCGATGGTCACTCATGAAGTAGATACGGCCAAGTATCAAAAGCTGATTGCTCAGGAGCAGCAGAAATCTGCACAGGCTCAGAAGGATGCTCTTGACCATGAGAATATGGTTGTCTACCAGCAAGCCCAGATTTCGCAGAACAAACAAAAGGAAAAAGATGACTTACAAGCTCAGTATGATTCTCTTATTGCTCAATATCGCGGGATGCTCAAGCAACCCGGTTCTGGTCGAGCAACCTTGCCCAGCTCCTCCCCCGCTCCAGTACCAGCCCAAGGACTCCGCTTACTTGAGCAGGATGTCGAATCTCTTATCAACTTTGCCCGTGATTGCTCCGCAACAGAAATCGAACGGAACGAAGTGATCCAGAAATATAACGCGCTCAAATGATGCAGTATTCCAAAGACGGGCTCCATTTGACGGAGCAATTCGAGGGCTGCAAGCTCGAAGCGTATCCAGATCCGGGCTCTGGCGGGACTCCTTGGACTATCGGATACGGCCACACTGGGCCAGAAGTCAATCCCGGAATGAAGATTACACAGACGCAAGCCGAAGACTTGCTCATGAGGGACGTTCAGAAGGCCGTGAACGCTGTTAATGCTTTGGTTAGGGTCAGACTGTCACAGCAGGAATTCGACGCGCTGGTGGACTTTGTATTCAACGTTGGCAGAACCAACTTTCAGAACTCAACATTGCTTCGACTTTTGAACGCTGGAAATTACAAAGGCGCTGCCGAACAGTTCGATGATTGGGATATGTCTCACGGAAAGCACATGGCTGGATTGCTGAGACGCAGAATAGCGGAAAGGGATGAGTTCCTTTCTGGCATGAAATGAAATTCTCTGACAGCTCGGACGATTTACGTCCAAAGCACTCAAAACAAAAAAGGCAGCATCCGACCAGCGGGTACTGCCTTTCTTGTAACGCCAAACTCGATCACGGATCTTTTTGTGATGATTGGTGCAAAGAAGATCACGAATTTGAACAGGAAATGAGGAAGATCATCGGAAAGCCTAAACGTTAAACAATCAGCAATCCTATGCAATCATCTAACAAATCTGCTTCTGCCGAACAATCATAAATAACCAAGTACGGAACCAAGAGGAAAGACAAAAATACCCACCGCCCTTAAAATTACCATGCCATTGATTGCATCGGCATGAGCTAATTCAACTATATTCATGATCCAACCGATCCCGGCTCCGATCAAAAACAGAAAATACCAAATTTCATCATTCATATCCTTTCCTTTTAGTGCGCTAAAGGTGTTTTAAGCCTTTTGACGTGGTTTTTAGGATGGAGGATATACTTCTCCCCCATTTCTTCAATCATTCTTTCAGTTCGGGCTTGATGGTATTCAGGAAGCAAATCTCTTATTGCGTCCATTTTCCCGGCTCGAATCATTTGTTGAATTAAATTTTGGTCATTGTTTGTCATGATGTTTCCTTTTCTTCAATGCTATGGTTAGCAATCAATTCATGCTTCCCCGGACACTTTTCATGATGCAGATCCAGAAGCTTCATGATGCTGATGTACGGCGGATAATAAACTTCAGATTCCATTTGTAGAAGTTCTCCAACTGAAAACCCAGTTTCCATTGCTACTGTCGCGTGAGTCAATCCGCTCCGGCGAAGGTTTCCAACAATCAATCTCCAGTTAATTTCATCTGGATAATTCATTCTTTTCCTCCAATCCCGTGGTGTTTTTCTGCGAAGCGGACTCCAGCCCTAAATCTTTTCATACCCGTTGTTGGTTCTGGCAAAAACCCTTTGGCAATCTCCCCCTCCGTCATCGGCTTCTTTTCTGGCTCGGCTGGGTGGAGATATAGGGGAGTTTCATACTCTTCCCCTTGCAACCTATTGCACACTTCTGCCCCAGATTTACTCCATGACAGTTTTTTTCCTATATCACCTGTTATTGTTTGGTATCCAATAATCCACGCAACAGGCTCATCGGATTCTTGCTCGGAGGCGAGGAATTCATCAATCCCCTTAATCGCCTCATCCATCAAACGTAGCATTTCGGCCCTGCTACTCATGGAATTGACGGAACACAACTTGGCTCCATGCAAATTATTTTTTGCCCGTCTCAACAGTTCGCGTTCTTTGTTCACATTAGCCCCCAGTAGCCGTGACAAGCCCGTAAGCAAACAAACCTCCCATAACCACCCCTAGTGCTATAAGGCTGGCGTATTCAACCCACAGCGGGGCTTTCTTTGGCTCAATGAAGTTTCCTTGGTACATTTTGTTAGGGTTGTATTTATTTTTCATTTTCTTTCCTTTCGTGGTGCGCCGTCCTTGGCGCGGGTTTAATCTTCATTTGTTTGTCTCCTCTTATCTAAATCAATAATTATTCTCACCGGGGTGTTTCCTTAATAAGTTGTGATATCGTTTTCTGATAAAACCCATGAGCGGGTACAGCCGTTTACGGAATATAATGCTGGTATTTCAAGAATTGGGTCACATAGTTCAGTTAACGCAAATTCAACATCTTTTGCATATTCTTTTTCGCAAGCTCTTTGCGGGTCAACGTGATATTTATCAAGAATTTCTCTAATAAATTTAAGCCCGTTTTCGTTTACTTTTTTTATTTTATAATTGTTCATTTTGTTTGCTCCAATTGAGCGCCGTCCTTGGCGCGGGTTGATTAGTTATTGTTTTCTAAACTTTGTGAATATTCGTGCGCTTTAGTTCTTTGCGCTAATAAATCCAAAGTTGCCTTATCCAATAAATCTATAATCGAATGATTGCCAGTTTTAATGCTGGTAAATTGAAAGCCAAGTTCCCAATCGTTATACGGCCAATATGTAACTTTGACGGGCAAATTATCTTCACCAATAAAAGTTTCAAAAATTTTATATGTTTGCATTTGTATGTCTCCTTTCGTGGTCAAAATCAAAGCACGATTGAAGTATGACATATTGTCATACATTACGCAATAGGGAAGACAAAAAAAAGGCGAACCGTGAAGATTCGCCAATGATGGACTTCTGAGATCCATCGGAGAGTAAGCAGGAAACACAATCTC